GGTGCTAGCGCTACCGTCAAGATCGGCGACGTGTTTACTGTTGCTGACTGCTTCGCTGTGAACCCGCAGACCCGTGAATCCACTGGTTCGCTGTTCCAGTTCGTCGCTGCTGCTGACGTGACCCTGAACGGCTCTGGCGCTGGCAACATCACCGTGGCTCCGATGTACTCGGCCAACCACGCGCTGGCTACTGTGGACGTTCTGCCGCAGAACAGCAAGGCTGTGGTGTTTGTGGGCGCGGCTTCCAGCCAGTACGCTCAGAACTTGGTCTACCACAAGGACGCAATCACCTTTGCTACCGCCGACCTGCTCCTGCCGCAAGGTGTGGACATGGCCGCTCGCGCCGTTCACAATGGCATCAGCCTGCGCGTTGTTCGTCAGTACGACATCAACAACGACCGTATGCCTTGCCGTATTGACGTGCTGTACGGCTACAGCGTGATTCGTCCTCAGATGGGCGTTCGCCTCTGGGGCTGATCGAATGGGGCTTCGGCCCCGTTCCCGTAACTTTTTTGAAAGGACTTTATCATGGCTCTTCCTAATGGCGCTGGTGGCTACCAGATTGGCGACGGCAACGTCGGCGAAGCTCAACTGTTTGTTCAGGGTGCTCCGACTGCACTGACCGCCGCAGCTACCGCTACGGCTGCTCAACTGGCAAACGGCCTGTTCACCTTCAACGGCACCGCCGGTAACCTGACTCTGCCCACCGTGGCAGACCTAGAGGCTGACGTTTCTAGTGCGGCCAAAGTGAACGCTGCGTTTGACTTCTTCGTCATCAACATTGATGCTTCCGGTTCGGATGCAATTACTGTTGCGGTTGGCACCGGCTGGACCTTGGTCGGCGCTGGCGCAGTGGCTGCTGCCTCTTCGGGTCACTTCCGTGCCCGTAAGACCGGCGACGGCACTTGGACCTGCTACCGCATCTCGTGATAGCCAGGGGGCTTCGGCCCCCTGTTTTTAAAGGACATATCATGCCAAATACCAAGCCTGTAGGTGTCGCGTTTAGCGACCCCGAATTGACCTCTGGCACTACTGTAAGTGGTGCGGTAATTGATAACAGCACAATCGGTGCAACAACGCCAGCAACCATAGCCGGCACTACTGTTTACGCTACAGTCGAAATCGGTTACACCGCAGAAGCAAGCGGTACGGTAACTCAAGCAACGAGCAAATCGACGGGCGTGACCTTGAACAAGTCTGCCGGTCAAATCACTATGAACGACGCCGCTCTGGCTAACGCCACGAACGTCTCGTTCACGCTGACCAACAGCACTATTTCGGCCAAAGACGTTGTGGTGTTGAGCGTGTCTTCCGGTGCTACTGCTGGCGCCTACAACTGCTGGATTTCTGGCAAGGCTACTGGAAGCTGCACGATCACCCTACGCAACCTTTCGGGCGGTTCGCTGTCTGAGGCCGTGGTGATCAACTTTGCGGTGATTCACGTACTGTAAAACCGAACGGGGCCGACAATCTCGGCTCCGTTTCTACACATGGCAGCAATCTACCTAACCCATCCTGTCCACGGCGCCAAAGTCGCTACGTTGGACATTGAAGCTGATTTGGATGTCCAAAACGGCTGGTCACGGTACAATCCCGAGCCAGAGACTGAAGAAGTCAGCCCCGAGCCTGTGGCGCGGCGCAGCCGACGCAATAAGGACGTTTTAATCCAAGAGGAATAGCATGGCGACCTACACCGCAGGCGAACAGATTAACCGGGCGTTGCGGCTGCTAGGTGTGCTGGCCGAGAGCGAAACGCCGACGGCCGCTGTGTCTCAAGACGCCTTGATGGCGCTCAACCAGATGATCGACTCGTGGAACACCGAGCGGTTGTCTGTCTTTGCCACCATCGACCAGATCGTCAACTGGCCGGTCGGCTCGATCAACGAAACCCTTGGCCCTAGCGGCTCCTTGGTGCGCCTCAATGGCACCGCCGTGCGTCCGGTCTTGGTGGACGATGCCACCTACTTCAAAGACCCCGGCACAGGCGTGTCCTACGGCATCAAGCTGATCAATCAGCAGCAGTACGACGGCATCGCGGTCAAGACCGTGACCTCGACCTTTCCGCAGGTGATGTTCGTCAACAACACCTACCCGAACTTCGACATCTACATCTACCCGCGCCCGACACGGCTGCTGGAGTGGCACTTCATCAGCGTGCAAGAGTTGACGCAGCCGGCTGAGTTGGTCACTGAGATTCTTTTCCCGCCAGGCTACTTGCGAGCCTTCACGTACAACTTGGCCTGCGAGCTTGCGCCAGAGTTTGGCGTTGAGCCGTCGCCTCAAGTGCAGCGCATTGCCATGACCAGCAAGCGCAACCTCAAGCGCATCAACAACCCTGACGATGTGATGTCGATGCCGTACTCGCTGATTGCGACGCGGCAGCGGTTTAACATCTACGCCGGCAACTATTGATGAAAACGCCGATCTTAGGTTCCAGCTACGTCGCCCGCAGCGTCAATGCTGCGGACAACCGCATGGTCAACATGTACCCCGAGATCGTGCCCGAAGGCGGCAAGAGCGCGGCGTTTCTGTCGCGCTGCCCTGGCCTGCGCCGGCTGGTTGCGGCCGGCAGCGGCCCGATCCGTGGGCTGTGGGTGCTCAAGGAGTACCTGTACGCCGTCTCAGGCGACACGTTCTACCGGCTCAACGTGATCGGCGACACGACCCGCTGGAAGATCAAGCCATTGGGCACGGTGACCGGAACCGGCCCGGTGTCCATATCGGACAACGGCACGCAGATTTTCATCGCCTGCAACCCCGACGGCTTCATCTACAACGCAACCACTGAGGTGTTTGCCAAGATCACTGACCCGGATTTTCCCGGCGCGGTCAAGGTGGGCTACCTTGACGGCTACTTCGTGTTCAACGAACCCAACAGCGCGCGGGTGTGGGTGACGTCCTTGCTCGACGGCCTGTCTGTCGATCCGCTCGACTTCGCCAGCGCCGAGGGCGACCCGGACGGCTTGGTGTCGTTGATCGTCGATCACCGCGAGGCGTGGCTGTTCGGCACCAACTCGATCGAGGTCTGGTACGACGCGGGCCTGCCTGATTTCCCGTTGCAGCGCATCCAAGGCGCGTTCAACGAGATTGGCTGCGCTGCCCCGTACTCGGTTGCCAAGCTCGATAACGGCCTGTTCTGGCTGGGGTCTGACGCTCGCGGCCGAGGCATCGTCTACCGGGCCAACGGCTACACCGGCACGCGCATCTCGACCCATGCGATTGAGTGGCAAATCCAGCAGTACGGCAACCTGTCGGACGCGATCGGCTACACCTACCAGCAAGACGGCCATGCCTTCTACGTGCTGATTTTCCCGAGTGCTCAGACCACTTGGGTCTACGACGTGGCGACCCAAGCCTGGCACGAGCGGGCCGGCTGGGACAATGGCGACTTTGTGCGCCATCGGTCTAACTGCCAGGCGGTCTACGACGATCAGATCGTTGTCGGCGACTTCGAAAACGGCAACATCTACGCCTTCGACCTAAACGAGTATGCCGACAACGGCGACATACAGAAGTGGCTACGCTCGTGGCGGGCGCTGCCGCCCGGCACCAACACCCTCAAAAGGACCGCGCACCACAGCCTGCAAGTCGATTGCGAGGCGGGCGTCGGCACCAACACCGGCCAAGGCAGCGACCCTCAGATGATGCTGCGCTGGTCGGACGACGGCGGGCACACTTGGTCTAACGAGTATTGGGTGCCGATGGGCAAGATCGGCGAGTACTACCGCCGCGTCATTTGGCGGCGGCTGGGCATGACGCTCAAGCTGCGTGACCGTGTGTACGAGATTTCGGGCACAGACCCTGTCAAGCTCGCTATCATGGACGCCGAACTGATCGTGTCGCCGACCAATGCCTGAACAGCAAAATATCACCAACATACCCTCTAACCGTGTCGAGATCATTGATCCGCGCACGGGGATGGTGTCGCGTGAGTGGTATCGGTTCTTTCTCAACCTGTTCAACCTTGCCGGCAACGGCGGCAACCAGACGTCGCTAGACGATCTGCAAGTCGGCCCTCCGCCGATACCAGACTCTGGTGGTGGTGGGGGCGGCGGCTCGGGCACGGTGACCTCGGTCAACATGACGGTGCCCACGGGGCTGTCCGTCTCCGGCAACCCGGTCACCACGGCCGGCACGCTGGCGGTCACCTACACGGCTGGCTACTCCATCCCCACCACCGCAAGCCAAACGAATTGGGACACGGCCTATTCGGAGCGGTTGCAGTGGGACGGCGGGGCCACGAACCTTGTGGCCGCCACGGGCCGCACGTCGCTCGGCGCCACGACGGTGGGTGCTAACTTCTTCACTCTAGCCAACCCCAGCGCCATCACGTTCGTCCAGATCAACGCGGACAACAGCATCACCACGATGGATGCACCCACGTTCCGTACGGCCATCGGCGCGGGCACTGGTTCGGGCACGGTGACGTCGGTCAGCGGCACAGGCACGGTCAGCGGGCTGACCCTAACCGGCACGGTGACGTCCTCGGGCAGCCTGACGCTGGGCGGCACGCTGGCCGTCACGCCGTCGGACTTTGCGTCCCAAAGCGCCAACACGTTCCTTGCCGCGCCCAACGGCTCTGCTGGCGTGCCTTCTTTCCGCACAATAGTTGCTGCCGACGTGCCGGCCCTGAGCTACGTCAGTTCAGTTGGCGCCTCGGCCCCGCTGGCGTCTACGGGAGGGTTAACCCCTACGCTCAGTATCCCGGTCGCTACGTCCAGCGCCGACGGCTACCTGTCCAGCACTGACTGGAGCACGTTCAACAGCAAGCAGCCGGCAGGAGCGTACCTGACCTCGGTGGCTGTGGCGACGGCCAACGGGTTTGCGGGCACTTCTAGCGGAGGCACAACGCCGTCCCTGACGCTCACGACCAGCGTGACTGGAGTGCTTAAGGGCAACGGCACGGCAATCTCTGCGGCCACGGCGGGTACCGACTACTCGGCTGGCACCAGTTCGCTGGCAACTGGCATCCTGAAGTCCACCACAGGGACTGGCGCGCTGACGATCGCTGTCGCAGGCGATTTTCCAACCCTCAATCAGAACACCACGGGCACTGCGGCCAACGTGACTGGCACGGTGGCGATCGCCAACGGCGGCACGGGCCAGACCACTCAAACGGCGGCGTTTGACGCCCTGTCGCCCTTGACCACCAAGGGCGACCTGATCGGGTTCGATGGCACGGACAACGTGCGGCTGGCCGTGGGCACGAACAACCAGGTGCTAACGGCCGACTCGACCACGGCTACGGGCCTCAAATGGGCCACGCCTTCTGCTGGCGGCAGCAACATCACGGCCTTTGGGCTGTGGGAAAATAACGCGACGATTTCGGCCAACTATTCGATCACTGCCGGCAACAACGGGATGTCCTCTGGCCCGATTTCGGTGGCCTCTGGCGTCACGGTTACGGTGCCGTCAGGCTCGTCGTGGGCTGTTGTTTAAGGAATTAACATGACCGTCACAGCGCGAAACCTAGTGCCTGCGAAGCTGGTGGAGGACACCCAGACTACTCAGTACATCGTGCCGACCAACGCCACGGCCACGATCATCGACAAGTTCACCGCGACAAATGTCAGTGGTAGCCCGGCCACAATCAGTGTAAACTTGGTCACAGGTTCGGACGTCCCAGGTAACAACAACTTGATCACCAAGACCAAAAGTCTAGCGGCGGCCGAGGTCTACACGTTTCCTGAATTGGTGGGGCAGATCATGCCAACAGCCTCGTTCATCTCAACGATTGCCAGTGCTGCCAGCGCCATCAACATGCGTGTCAGTGGGCGCGAAGTGACGTAAGGAGATCGCAATGGTTTGGAACGTAATTATTCCCGCCGCCGCCGCGTTAGTCGGCGGTCGTATGTCGGCTAGAGCAGCAACTAGCGCGGCTGAAACTCAAGCCGCCGCCGCAGATCGCGCATCTGAAGTGCAGCGCGACATTTTTGAGCGGCAGGTTGAACTTAGCAGACCTTATCGAGAGGCCGGCGAACTCGCGCTCAACAAACTCATCCCTCTGGCGACCGAGTACACGCCGTTTGGGATGGAGCAGTTCCAAGCCGATCCGGGCTATGCGTTCCGCATGTCTGAGGGCATGAAAGGTTTGGAGCGGTCGGCTGCGGCTCGTGGCGGCCTGCTGTCTGGCTCCATGCTTAAAGGCATCCAGCGGTACGGCCAAGACCTTGGCTCGCAAGAGTACATGAATGCGTTTAATCGGTACCAGACTGAGCGCAACGCGCGGCTCAACCCGTTGCAATCGCTTGCCGGCGTGGGCCAGACTGCGTCGCAGACGTTGGGCGAAGCGGCGCGCGGCTATGGTACTAATGTTGGCAACCTCATGATGGGTTCTGCTGAAGCTGCGGGTAACGCACGAATGGCTCGCGCATCGGCCTACGGTAACACGCTGAACCAACTAGCGTATTTGGGCGGCCGTTACATGGGTGGCGGTGGCGGTGGTGGTGGTGGCGGTGGCGGCGGTGGTGGCTACATGCCGGGCTATGACCCTTATCTTGACAGGTAACTAATCATGGCACTTAATTTCGGGTCTTTTCAGACTGCTCAACCAGTCACTGCGTTTTTCAAAGGCCAAGAAGATGTGGCCCGTGAAGCGCTCGCGCAGGAAAACAGGATGCTGGCGCGGGAAAAGCTATCGCAAGAGCGCGAGGTGAACGCTCTGCGTAGGCAGCAACTGATGGGTGAAATGCAGCAGCAGCAACAGACGCAGCGTAAACAAGCCCGCGTAGAAAAAACGGGCTTGTTTCGTGATCGTCTTCTCCGCGCAGCAGACCCAAACGCGGCCCGTGAAGTTGTCAGGATGCAGTACGCTGACCCGGATGTAGGCCCGTTTCTGTCGCAATTTAGCACGCTGGACCAAGCACTGGCTGAGGTGCCGGAAGACCCGACGAGATTTGAAGCCTACCGCCAACAAGAGGCGATGGGCATGGGTGAGTGGATCAAAAGCCAAGCGGCTGAACGAAAGACGCTTGACAACCAACGGCGGTGGGAGGCGTATCAAGCCAGCCGGCGTCCCGGTGGCGGCGCGTCGTTGGCGCCGGCTGTTGCACAAGAGCCGCCCGCAGAGGCCGCTCCGGCAGCGCAACCTGTTGATAGGCCTGTAGCCGCAGAATCGGTGTTTCCAAGAAAAGATGCTGTTTTTAGCAATCCAACGAGAGCCGTTTCCGAAGATGAAGCTGGGCGTATTAACAGTGCAATTAGGACTTACAACCAAGCTATGCAGCTTGCTGCTGGTGAAACACCTTCTTGGTGGGCTGGAAAAGAACCTTTGGATGCAAACGCAAGACAAAAGGAACTTGGCATAGCAGAAGACCTCCGGAAATCACTTGAAACACTCTACGGCATTCAGTTGGTTCGGCCGTATGGCACTCCAAGTACGGCGCCCCGATCTCCAATCATAGGCACTCCGCCCGCGCCTGCCGCCGCACCTGTCGCCGCGCCCGCAGGCGCTGCCAACGTGCTGGCCGCTCAACAAGGCGCCGCACCGCCGGAAAGCCTCAACCAGTTGGCCGTTGGGCCTAATCTGCAAAGTTTGCTCAGTGACTACCGCGAAGTGTCGGAAATAGACACGCCTGGCGCCCGAGCTGAAGCAGCGCTTTTACTTAAACAGATTGACGCGGCGTTCAAACGTAATACGTTGTCAGATCGTTTTGTGCCTGTCGGTAACTTGGTGTTTGACCGTCAAACCGAACGATTTATCACCCCAACAGAAGCGCAGTTGGCCGCGACACGCGCGCAGCCGCAGCCTGGTGCGCCAGTTGCGGTCATTGGCCCTGACGGTAAACCGAGGTACGTCACACGCGAACAGGCTATCGGCCTGACACCGTTTACGCCTGCGGCTGTGCAAGTGTTGGGTATGGGGCCGGGGCGTGAGCCAACAGCGGCGGCTCGTCAGCCAGCAGGCGCAGCAGGTGCAGCAGGTGCAGCAGGTGCAGCAGGCGCTCCGCAACCCAGACCGCTTACAGCAGTGCAGGAGGCCGCGCGCCGAGACAAACTTGGGAAAGAGTTTAAGTCGGCTACCGCCGCACTTCAGACCACTCAAGACGTTCTTGACTCGATTTTGTTTGTCAGGGCTGAACCCGGTCTGTCAAGAGCCACTGGCTTTACCGGAACCTTTTTGCCATCCTTCTCTGAAGGCGCGGCGGCGTCGGCAGAGACACGGCTGAAGAACTTGGAGGGCAAAGTCACCGCCCTCGGTAAAGCTCAAGCGGCTGCAACCGGCGCAATCGGGTCTATTGCCAACCAAGAGTGGCAAATTCTGCGCGACCAGATTGCTGCTATTGACCGAACCAAAGGTACGGGGCCGCTCTTGAAACAGTTGGAGTTGGTAGAACTGCAAGCTAAAGGTGCGATGGCGCGCATTCGGGATGCGTACCAAAGACAGTTCGGCGAAGATTTTGAGCGGTTTCCTCAGTTCTCCGACCTGCCGCCGCCCCAATCGTCGTTTAGGCCCGGCGCGGCGCCTGGAGCGGCGCCTGGAGCGGCGCCTGGAGCGGCGCAACAAGGAACCGGCAGATTTAGATACCTTGGCACAGAGGCTAAATAATGGCTACCAAATACCGCGTTCAAGGCCCAGACGGTGCAATTCATATTTTTGAAGGCCCAGACAATGCGACGCCCGCTGAAGTGGAAGCGTTCGCGGCGCGGGTTTTTGAGGGTGTTGGTGCCAGGCGGCCCGGTTCTGCTGTAGACCAGATACCCGGCTACGGTCGGCCAGTGCCCGCCGCTGCAACGCGGCAAGACGCTATCCCAACCCGCAGACAAGCAATCGCTGAGTTTATCGCGCCTACAGTAGAGGCCTTGGGCACTGTTGGCGGCGCGGTGGTCGGCGCTCCAGTAGGGCCGGCAGGTGCGGTGGTTGGCGCTGGCGCAGGCTACGCGGGCGCTAAGGAACTCATGCGCGCGGTGGGGGGTGGCGCCGCACCTGAAACGCTGTCTCAATCTGCTGTTCGTCAAACAAGAAACGTGCTTGAGGGCGCTACGATGGAGGCCGCAGGCCGAGGGGTCATCGCGCCAATAATTGGAAAAGGCATGGAGTACGCCAGTAAGCTTAGAAACGTCAAGCTAGACACGTACATCAAAGCGATTGGCAACAAAGGCGACGACATCGTAAACGCGCTTAGGGGGCGGGCGTCAGCCGTCCCTGGCGCCGCCCCGACAGCGGGCGAAGTCGCTGCGCCTGCGGGCAGTGCTGGGTTTTCTACGCTACAAGCCAGAGCGTTGGAAGTTCCTGCGATGTCCGATACCTACGCGGATATGGCGGCCCAGACAAACCAAGCGCGGCTGGCTCAACAAGCCCGAGCCGATGCAAAGTTTCGGGCGTCAGCAGACAGAGTTAATCGAAGAATTGAGTCTGGCTTGACAAACGTCAGCCAGCGCGAGGCAGGGCAGACGCTGTTGGATGCGGCAAGAGCCGAGCAACAGACGGCAAAATTAACGGTTACTGAACCAGCGTACAACCGGGCGTTTGCGGCAGCAGGCGACGCCAAGATCGATGTCGGCAACGTGATCAGTGAAGCCGAGTCCATTTTGGGCCGGAAGCTGTCTACGTTTGACCCGAGCACCGCGCCGGCAACAGTTACTAAGCTGCTGTCCTTGCAGCCCGCCGCGCCTGCGGCAAAGCCCCTTGGCTCTGGCTTGGTGTCTTCTCGCATAAACGCCCCTACGCCGCCTGCTGCTGCGCCTGAAGTCACGCTCGCGCAGCTTGATGACGTTCGCAAGGCCATCAACGCTGACATCGCCGCCGCAGCTAGGTCTAGCGACCCCTCGGCGGCAGTGACGCTTCGCAACCTCGGCAAGCTGCACCGCGCGATCGACGCTGCGGTTGACTCTAGCTCTACGCTGCCCGCAGAGGCCAAGGCGTTGTACACAGAGGCGCTTAATACCTACCGCACGCAGTACGCGCCCCGGTTTAAGACCGGCGTCAACGCAAACTTGTTCAAGCAGACGTCGCTTAACGAGCCTCGGCTCAACCCCGACGACGTGATCAAGACGTACTTCCAGCCCAAGGGCGAGCGCGAAGCCCAGCAGTTTGTGACGATGTTTGGCAAGAACGCCGACGCTACCCGCGTGGCGCGCGCCGGCATCGAGGACTTGTACCGCAGGGAAGTCACCGACGCTGCTGGCCGCGTGACGCCAGAAGCACACGCTAAGTTCTTGAAAAAGTACGCCGACCCGATCCGCATTCTCGACGAGGCAGGTATGAGCCTCACGCCTCGGCTGGACGCAGTAGCCAAGGACGCGGCGCGGCTGGCAAAAATTGACTCGCTTGCGGCTGCAAGTCAGAACAAACTTGCGCCGCCGCTGCCGCCAGGATCGAACGCTTTGGCGATCGACAAGCGCATCGCTGAGTTGACCAAGGACTTTACGCCCCAGCAGTTGTCGCACGTCAACGCCGTCCGCGACGATCTGCTGCGAGAGGGCGAGTACCAACGCCTTGTGGACGCTGGCGCCAAGGCCGACATTAAGATACGCGGTTTGGGCACTGAAACTGGCCGCGAAATAGGCCTTCCCCTGCCCAACTTTCTGTCGGTTCCGATCACGGTCTTCAACAACGTGTTCAAACGGCTGGCGCTCAGGATGGACGACAAGATCGCGATGGAGATTGCTCGCGAAATGACCAGCCCTGCTAAAGCGGCTGAAATGGTCGAGGCTGCTATGGCGCTGCGCCGCAGCCGCGAAATGAACCAGATGCCTGAGTTCTATGGCCGCGCTGCCGCACAGTTAGGAAACGAGATGTCCCGCCGGGCGGAGCCGATGCAGCAATCTAACGCCCTTGCGCGCTGACCGCAATTAGCTAGAATCCACCAAGGACTAAGACATGGCCTCACTCTCTCCGCCGCCAAAGCTACAGTTTTTCGGGACTGATGGGTTGCCTCTTGTCGGTGGCAAGCTGTTTACCTACGCGGCGGGCACGACCACGCCGATCGCCACGTACACGGATCACACCCAAAACACCCTAAACACCAACCCGATCATTTTGGACTCGGCCGGTCAGGCCAACGTGTGGCTGACCGACTCGATCACGTACAAGTACACCCTGACCACGGCCGCCAACGTGCCGCTGTTCACGGTCGATTACGTGTCGGTGCCGGCTACCGCCAACTCGTTTGCCTCGCCTCCACCCATCGGCAGCGACATCCCCAACGTAGGCACCTTCACCAACCTGAACGTCGTGGACCTGATGACCCTTGAGGGCACGGGCGCCGCGATCATCAACGTCGGCACCACAGGCGAGCGGCCAGCAAGCCCCGAGGAGGGCATGGTTCGCTACAATAGCACCACGACCAAGTTCGAGGGCTACAACGGCGCGTGGGGCGCTCTGGGCGGCGGTGCGACGGGCGGCGGCTCCGACACGGTGTTCTTCGAGAACAGTTTGACCGTGACGCAGAACTACACCATCCCCGCTGACAAGAACGCCGGCACCTTCGGCCCCATCTCGGTTGCTGACAGCATCACCGTGACCGTGCCGTCCACCAGTGTATGGTCAATAGTTTGATTTAGGAGCCGTCATGGGTGTTAAATTAGTTTCGGCAAGCGGCGGCTCGGTTGAGATCAACCCGCCCGCCACCGCGAGCAGCTTCACGGCCACGATGCCCGCCGGCACCGGCAACGTGGTGGTCGCCGGCATCAACAGCGCGATCGTCTCGGGCACTTCACAGGCATCGACGTCTGGTACTTCGATTGATTTCACCGGCATCCCATCGTGGGTGAAGCGGATCACGGTGATGTTTAACGGAGTGAGCACGAGTGGCGCCAGCGAGATTCAGATACAAATTGGAATTAGCAGCGGAGTCGTATCGACTGGCTACGTTTCTACTGGAGTTACTGTGAACACCTCCAGTGCCACAGGCGGATCAAGTGCTAGCACCGGATTTGTTTTGGGAAGTACGACCTCTGCTGCTGCAATCTCCGGCCACATGATAATTACGTTAGTCGGATCAAACGTGTGGGTTTCTAGTCATACATACCGGCAACTGAGCACTAACGCGCTTTTTGGTGGCGGCACTGTAACACTCGGTGGCACCCTTGACCGCGTTCGCATCACAACCGTCAACGGCACTGACACCTTCGACGCTGGCACCATCAACATCTTGTACGAGTAAACACCATGCCAACAAAAATCGATGGAAACAACGGTGTCTTGCAGTCGTATGACTTCCAAGTCCTGACGACGGGCTTCTCGTACACCTTCGCCTCGGGCACCACGACCCTGATCGCCAACCCAGCGGGTACGCTGGCGACGGGCACGATCACGATGCCCGGCACTCCGGCTGACGGCATGGTGATCACCATCACCACCACGCAGCAGATCACGGCGCTCACGATCAACGGCAACACGGGCCAGTCGATCGGCGGCACTCAGGTGTCGCTGATGGCCGCCAACAGCGCCATGAGCTTCGTGTACCGCCAGTCCAACACGACCTGGTACCGCAACAGCGCCCCGGCTCTGGGCAACATCGGCACCGCGCCCGTGTACGCCGCCCGCGCATGGGTGAACTTTAACGGCACGGGCACCGTGGCGATCCGGGCCAGCGGCAACGTGACTTCGATCACTGACAACGGTACTGGTGACTACACCGTCAACTTTACGACGGCCATGCCGGATGCAGATTTCTCGGTATCTGGTTGGGCGCGGGTATCTGGTTCTGGAGGTGTTTTAGGTGGGTCAAACGATACCGCACTTACCACATCGTCAGCACGAGTTGGTACGCTTAACACATCCGGTTCATTTGCAGATGCGTTATTTGCTACCGTCACCATCCACCGTTAAGGACTAGCCATGCCAATCACGATAGACGGTAACGGGATCATCACAGGCGCTGCGACGCTGGCGACGACGGTTGCCAACCCCACGTTCACGACGCCCAACATCAACTCGGCGCAGTTCGCCACGGTGTCGGGCACTGCGCCCATCTACCCCTGCCGTGCATGGGTCAACTTCAACGGCACCGGCACTGTGGCGATTCGTGCGTCTGGCAACGTGACGAGCATCACGGACAACGGTACGGGTGACTACACGGTCAACTTTACGACTGCTATGCCTGATGCGAACTACGCTTTTTCGGCTTTGTGCGGCTACAACACGGGCGTAAGTGAAAGCGCATTTGTTACGATTAATACGACTGTTGTCCCCACAACTTCTGCATATCGATTCAAAACAAGAGACACTGCTGGTAACATTTTTGACAGCACATATGTTTTGAGTTCCGTCTTCCGTTAAAGGCCCAACCATGAACCAACGTATCATTTACCCCAACGACGACGGCGGCGTGTCCGTTATCGTGCCTGCTGCCGAGTGCGGCCTGACGATTGAACAGATCGCGGCCAAGGACGTTCCGGCAGGCAAACCCTTCCAGATCGTGGATGTCGCTGACATTCCGTCTGATCGCACTTTCCGAGGAGCATGGTCATGGGCATCGTAATCGACATCAACAAGGCGAAGGCCATCGCCCACGACGCTCGCCGCGCCGCCCGCGCTGCTGAGTTCGCGCCGCTGGACGTCAAGGCCACCATTCCCAGCGAGGCCGCTGCGGCCGAGGCTGCGCGCCAAGCCATCCGTGACAAGTACGCCGCCATGCAAACCCAGATGGACGCAGCACAGACGCCTGAGCAACTCAAGGCGTTGATGCCGTAGGCGTAGGTCATGGAAGAGATCGACCCCGTCAAGTACGGAGTTCTCTGGGAGCGTGTCCAGCAGATGGACAAGAAGATCGACAAGATGGAACGTCAGATCGAGGAGCTGCTCGCGCTCGCCAACAAGTCCAAGGGTGGGCTGTGGGCCGGCATGGCTATCGCCTCCGCCATAGGCGGCGTCGTCACCTGGGTCGCAGGGCACCTCAAAGGCAGCTAACATGCTCGACCCCATCACCGCCCTTGCAGCGATCTCATCAGCCGTCGAGCTTGTCAAGAAGGTAGCTGCAACGGTCGATGATGTGACGTCGCTCGGCCCGGTGCTGGGCAAGTACTTCGACGCCAAGGCCGACGCCATCGAGGTCGTGCAGAAGTCGCAAGAAGGCGGTTTCAAGGGGTCGGCGCTGGGCAAGGCGCTTGAGCTTGAGATGGCGATCGAGCAGGCCAAGCAGTTCGAAGACCAGATCAAGATGCTGTTCTTTCAATCCAACAAGATGGACGTCTGGCAGCGCATCGCGGCGCGCGCCCAGAAGATGGAGGCCGATGCCGCACACGCGGCCAGGCGCAAGAAGGAGGCCGCCAAGAAGCGGCAGCAGGAGATGGACGAACTGTTCATCATCCTGATCGGCGGCTTGGTGGTGATCGTCGTGATCGGCGCAACCGTCTGGTTCATCATGGAAGCAACTGCACAAGGAAGGTAATATGCTCTCACTCATCTCCACCCTCGGCGGCCTGCTCATCAGCGGTCTGCCCAAGCTGCTCGAATACTTTCAGAACAAGGCCGACCAAAAGCACGAGTTGGCGCTGGCGCGGATGCAAAACGAGCGCGAGTTGGCTCTGGCCGCCCAGGGTTACGCCGCCCAGCAGAAGATTGAAGAAATCCGCACCGAGCAGGTCATGATGCAGACCGAGGCGCAGATGACCGAGGCCGCGCTGCAACACGACGAGAAGGTGCTCGACAGGGCGCACAAGTGGGTCGCCTCCTACGTCGGCACCGTGCGCCCGACTGTGACGTACATCTTCGTGCTGGAGTTGGTGCTGATCAACCTGTTCCTGTGCTACTACCTGTACACAAACCCCGGAATGATTAAAAGCATGGACGACGTGCTGCGCTACTCGGACATCATCTTCAGCCCCGATGAAATGTCGATGCTCGGCGCGATTATCGGTTTCTGGTTCGGGACGCGGACCTGGGGCAAGAAGTGAAACTGAGCAAGGTCGGCGCCGACCTGATGCACAAGTACGAGGGCTACCGCAACCGCCCGTACCTGTGCCCGGCGCATATCTGGACGATCGGCTACGGCCACGTCTTGTATCAAGAGCAGATTCGCTTGCCCATGATGCGTACTGGGGATAAGCCGGTGCCCATGATCCGCAAGGAGATGCCGCTTAAGCAGGAGGACAGCCGTGTCTGGACGAAGAAAGAAACCGACGACTTATTCGCAGCGGACGTCGCGTCTTTTGAACGTGGTGTTCTTCGACTTGTTCCCGGCTGTGCTGGCAGTCAAGGCCGGTTTGACGCTCTGGTATCTTTTGCCTTCAACGTAGGCTTGGGCAACCTCCAGCGCAGCACCATCCGCATCAAGGCCAACCGGGGTGAGTGGGAGGCCGCAGCGGATGGCTTCTTGCTGTGGAACAAGGGCGGCGGCAAGGTGCTGCCGGGGCTGGACAAGCGCCGCAAGGACGAGCGGGCGCTATTTCTGTCGTAGCAGGCTGCGGTACGCCTCCAGCGCCGTCTTGAGGTCTTGGCGTAGCTGCTCAAGCTGCTCAGTCTGGGCCTGCATCAGGGCGTGCGCCTCCTGCGCGAATTTCACCAGGTTCTCCTGGCGCCAGCTTGCGAAGTCTGGCCCCGCCGTGGGGCTTGGTTGGGACATGCTGTTCCTCTGTTGAAAACTTGTGGTCATTACCGCACACGCGCAATCGGTGCACGACGCCGTTCCTCGGGCGCGTGAGCTTTACTTGTGTCCACGCTCCGCAAATCGGGCAATTCATTAACGGGCCTCCATCCAAATTTGCGCCATGTTTCCTGAATGTTCGTCGCCGCTGCCGGCACGTACTTAAAGTTCGGGTCAAGAATACGGGATTTCATCGTATAGCCTCCTTCAGTAGTTCCACTCGTTCCCGCGCTGCACGCAGCATCGTATACCGCTGGTGCAGGCGCTCCAAGAACGTCACGCGCTTGGCGCCTTGGCGCTCGGCCTCCAGCAGCGCCAGCACTTCAGCCTCGGTTAGCATGTTTAGCTTTTGATTTAGCGATCTCCAGTTCACGCTTCTTCTCCAGTTGGTCTAGGGATTTCTTGAGTCGCTCCATCAGGCGCTGCGACTGGTTGTACTGCTTGACGGCGATGCGGAACTGCGCCTTCGTCGAGCGTATTTTCTCTTGGGTTGTGTTCATTTTTTCTCCTCAATGTTGTAAAACCAATCGTCGCCAGCAGACCACTTGCGCGTTCCGTCAACGGTCCAGAAAGTTTTTGCTGCTTGAAAGTCAGGAAACCTGACTTCGGCTGGGATTAGCGACTGGTCATACCACAAGCAGCGGTTGTTGGGCTGACAAGCAAATTGGCCGTTCTCCAGCTTGATAAAGTTAAACGACTTGTGTTCTTCGGCCTGCTCGGTGAACCCCGTGTCGAGGTCTTGCCCGTCGGCGCAAAAATCTACCGTGAACAGATAGCGCCCGTGGTACCACGCCTTGTCCTTGCCAAGAAACTTGACCCCTAGATTGCGTAGGCCAATTTTTTCGCAAACGGTAAAGTGGTAGCCCATGCAGTCCCATAGCTGCAAGGTGTCAATGGGTAGGTCGCCGTGGCCCTTGTCCGAGACGTAGGCGCTGATCGGCAGCTTGTCGTACAGCGCGCCGTAGTTGGGTAGCAGCGACTCGATGCGGAACACTTGGCCGCGCAGCGCCTTGATGCTTACCCAGATCGCAGGCTCTAGCTCGCCGTGCCCCTTGGTGAAGTTGTACAGGTACTCGCGGCGCACAAAGCACTTGAGCGGCGGCAGCGCGGCGATAATGTAGCTCATTTCAGACTCTCCATTGCAATGTCGCTGATCGCCCGCTTGTCGTGCAGCGCGGCCCATATTTTCTCGTCCACCGTCTGGTTGGCGAGCATCACGTAGCACCAGACGGCGTGGCGCTGCCCGGATCGGTGCAGGCGCCCGTTGGCCTGCTCGAACAGTTCGAGGGACCAAGGCAGGCTGAGCCAGACGAGGTGGTGGCCGCCGTGCTGGAGGTTAAGCCCGTGTCCGGCGGACTTGGGGTGTAGACATAGCAGGCGTACTCGTCCGGCGTTCCAGTCATCAATGCTGTCAACCGTTCGGGCGTGAGGGAAGCGTCGCTGAAGTTCATTGAGTTCTTCGATGAAGTTGTAGAAGACGATCGTGTTGGCCTGCTGGTTCTCGGCCAGCAGTTCTTCAAGCCGGTCGAACTTGTGGCTGCTGAACCAAACCGGCTCTGGCGTGTAGACGAACCCGGCGGCCATCTGCGAAAGCTTCTGCGTCACCGCCGCCGCGTTCTGGGCGACTGCCTGCGCGTCGGGGAACTGCACGATGAAGTCCTTCTTCATGTCTTCGTAGGGCTTGCGGTCGGGCAGGTCGATCCGCACCTCGACCGTGTGCAGCGGCGGCAGCTTGTCCTTGTACTCGCCCGGCTCCAGCACGAACGTGGCCGGCTTGATGCGCTCCATCACCTGCTCCAGCGCGCCTTGGCGCGGCTGCCAGTCGCCGTACTCGCGGTTGACGAGGTAAAAGTACTGCTGCTGGAACGCGCCCTTGCTGCGCCCGAGCAGCTTCTGGTCGATGATCTTGCACTGACCGAAGACGTCCTCCAGCCCGTTGCTGGTAAAGCTGCCGGTCAGCCCCCAGCGGATCGGGCAGTCGAGCACCTTGGCGAGCGCCTTGAACCTGGCACCCGATGGGTTCTTCAGGCGCGTCAACTCGTCGAACACCACGCCGTCGAAGGTGCTCAGGTCTTGCCCGGCCAGCCACTGGAGGTTGTCGTAGTTGGTGACGATGATGTTGGCGTCGCTGTCGAGTGCGGCCTTACGCTGCGCTGGCGTGCCCACGGCCACGGCTAGGGTGTGGTACTCAGCCCACTTAGCCCGCTCCTGCGGCCAGACGCTGGTGGCGACGCGCAGCGGCGCGATGACGAGCCACTTGGTCGCGATGTTGTCGAAGATCATGTCGCTGATGGCCGTCAGCGTGATCGCCGTCTTGCCTGCGCCGACCGGCGCGAGGATCATGGCGCGGTCGTGCTCGTACAGGAAGTCGGCCGCCTGCTCTTGGTAGGGTCTTAGTTGCACTTGCGCTCCTTGATCCACTCATCAACATGCTCTTTGCTCCATAGGCAGGCGTAGTTCTGGTTCAGCCGCGCCATCTCCGACTGAAAGTGCCGTTGCAGCGGCGAGAGCCGACCACTTGGCGCCTTGAGTTCGACGAACCATGTGCTGCCGTCAGGCAGGCAGACGATGCGGTCGGACACGCCTCGATTTGAGGGGCTGACGAACTTGAACGCTGGCGCGTTTAGCCGCAAGCCAACCTGCTTACAGAAGTAGGTTTCGATCGTTGACTCTCTCATTTGTCCACCCCGAACGCCTTGCGGATGAGATCGGCTGCTCGGTACGGCTCGGCCTTGTCAGCGATCTCGGCGCAGCGTGCAGCGACAAGGGCTGCAAAGCGTTCAAGCGTAGCGGCTTGATCTGTCGACCACAAAATACCAGCATCCAGCGCCATGCGGATGATGTCTTCTTTCATGCTTGCCCCCTTGCCTTGAGCATGGCGTCGGCCAGTCCGTATGCGTTGTCAGCAATGATCTGGGCATACTTCGGGCCGCAGTCGATGTCAGTGGCTAACAACCC